GTCCAAATATCTCTTCGACCCCGGATAAACCTCGATCCCTAAGCTCTCCATACGCACATCTTCAAAAACATTTTTGAGATAGTTAAACAACGGCTGGTCAGCGTATTCCTTCGCCTTCGAACTTTGCCCGTAAACATCAAAATCCGTGTACCGTACGTGGAACGTTTCATGATCCAAGTAACCCCAGAACACCTTAGCCTGACTAGGCGTCAGTACCGTTCCAGCCGGGAGCGTCGGTATATTTACCAACGTTCCATCCGTGTAAGCCACCCTTCCTCCAAATTTAAGGCTGACTCCCGTATTACGTCCCATCTTACGGGAATAATCGGCAGCCACACTTTGAAAGGTCTCAACTTTATATCCGGTCTTCATTTGCTTCTCATTTCGAATATATCGTCATTATAACACGTACTCGTGCCAATGTCAAGTGACATCCAGACCCACCCGGTCCAGTATTTGACGCACCACTTCCTGATCATCATCATCAAACCAGTTCAACAGTGTAAATTCAATAGCCTCCTTTGTGTTAATGATCAGCTTAAGCTCAAAAAAGTCAATGATCTTCCGCGTTGAAAACGAAATCGAAAGCTGTCCATCCAAGAAAACCTGTCGAACCTCGTTTGCCACCTTTACCAGGAGAGAAATTTCCTTTCTATCCGCGTCGGGAAACCTAGCTCGGAGCATTTTTTCTTCTACATCCGGCGGAAGATAGCCCACCGAGATCTTAACCGAAAATCGGTCGAGAAACGCGCTGTTAAGCACCTCAGTCCCCGTATAAATTCCAAAACCATCACCCTTTCCGCCAGTATTCGCAGTTGCAATCACTTTGAATCCCTTCGCCGCCTTAATAGTTTCTCCCGTCTCCGAAATATACAGGGTCTTCCCACCCTCCAGCACCGACGACAGTACCGCCGCTATATGCGGCGGCATATAATCAATTTCATCCGCCAAGAGAGGATAACCTCCCCGCATCGCATTTGGAAGTGCCCCGTAGGAAAAGTACGTTCCCTTCACCGGGTCCGCTTGCGGATAACCCAAAAAGTTTCGCACCGTCACGTCACCGTTCATATTTATCCTATGAATCGGCGCGTTCAATCGGTTATAAACCTGCAACACTCCTTCAGTCTTACCACAACCGGTCGGTCCGGAAACGTAAACATTCTTTTCCGTCACCGCCGCCGCCACCAGAGCAGTCTTCAGACCGCGATCAAAATGAAAGTGTTGAATTTCCTCCGGCAAGAAACTTTCCGTCTCTGGGATTACCGAAGTCACGTATTTCTTCGTAATATCGAACGCCTTATCCGGCTCCGACGGCGAATCAAACACGAACGACGGCAACAACGGCTCAAGGTCCGCCGACGGCAAGTTCTTTCGGTCAATCTTCTTGAGCAACTCGAGAATTATCGGACTAGCAAGCCGAGCTTGTGGATATTCTTTAAGATACTTTTTGCCACTCATCTTATGCTTTTCAGCTAGATGCGACACCAAACTATGTCCCGTGTACGGACACAGTAAGCATTGTACCTTATAGGTGTCAACCCGAGTTCTGAATTCCGCTACGTCAATCCTGTCTGCCACGTAAATCTCCCATCATATTTTGCATCAAGTGTATCGTTATTATATATGATATTGGTGGGAATGTCAAACTTTTTCTACTACGCTCCTTACATAGGCTGCATCCTGCTCTTGTATTGCCAACGACCTCCGCTCCAGGATACAAGGCCACGTTACCATGTCCAGTATCATAGGTCGATGGTCCCAGTCTCGATCCTCAAATGGTGTATTATGCCGATCCTTATTATTCCCTAATACCACCTCCGGGTCGGGAGAGTTAAGGTGCACTAGACGCACGTACTCACCGTAGTTAATTACAATTCCCGTTCGTATTTTGTTATTCCAGAGATCCACTCCTCTCGCGTACAAGTGCGTTGTATCCAGACACATTCCCATATTATTCATATCAAGAGCATCAAGACAAAGAGCTATAAATTCTACACTGCCCACCGCCGACCCGTTCTTCGACCCCGCATCCACTTCCAACAGTACCTTCAGGTCCTCATCCTCCACCACTTTACGGAAAAACTCCAACAGGTTAGTTGCCGCTTCATTCTCCGTCAGTTGTTTCTTGAATCCCGGGTGTATCACCATCCCTTTTGCTCCCACCGCCAGCGCTAGCTTAGCATAATCTCTAAATGATTTTCGGTAGAACGATTTGCGACGGGGTTCCCCCTCGCACGGGTTAATCACATACGGCAAATGTACCCAAATATCAATTCCGTACATCATACTCGTGAATTCTCGGATATCTTTTTCTTCGATTGAATAAGGTTTATAATCCGTCCCTCCACCAAGCATTATTTGCACCACGTCATAGTTCATGGCCCTCGCGTTAACCACCACGTATCGGAGACCCTCCTTAACGCTAAGGTGCCCACCCAGTTTCAATGGAACTTTACCTCCCTAGTCACATCTTCCAAATCTACTTCTTTCTGTTGGCCCCACACCTTCCCCATCTTACATCCCACCGTGAGCTGCACTTCCCAACTCTTGATTTCAAATTCCATGGCACTCTTAATCAGAAGAATCCCCGTCCACACAACATCATCCCTAATCAGGAAAGTCAACTCATCGTGCAATTGCATAACCATCTTAATTTTCTTCTCCAGCCCAGCCTTTTTTAACTTCTTCACCACCCTCACCATCGCTATCCTAGTAATCTCCGCTCCGGTCCCCTGTATCGCTGTGTTAACCGCACTACGATCCGCAAAAGCCTGCATCCGCCGATCCCCTTCATAAAATTGCTTAAGCCACCGCTTTCTCCCAAAATAGGTCGTCGTGTACCCTTCCCTCCGCGAAAAGATATGCACCTTGTTCATCCAGCTAAACAAGGTCGGGTGCTTCCGCACAAACCCGTCAAACATCATTTCTCCCACCCGAATCGCTATATTCGCCTTCTGGGCTATGGTATAGCCGGTAGCCCCGTAAAACGTAGCAAAATTAATCACCTTCCCAATACGCCGTTTAGTTTCTCTCTCGGGTTTCGGCAACTCCGCAAACGCCTCATCAGAAATACCAAAAGCGGTCGCCGCCGTCATTGCATGCAAATCCACTCCGTTTGCCAACGCCTTAAGCCAACGGGGTTCCTTGCTTAAGTTCGCTCCAATAACCAGTTCCTGACGATCATAATCAAAAGACACCAGCACCCACCCATCCGGTGCTTGAAAAGACTCTCTCACTGACGGTATAATTGCCACGTCTTTCTGTAACCGCCGCGTTACGTCAATTCCTTCATCCGCACAATTCGCCGGACATCCGTTACAGGTCTCTCGAATACACGCCAAACCCTTCTCCGCGGGTAAAACCCAGGGCAGGTCTTCTTTATTTTCATTATGCATCCGCACCGAAGCGTCCATTGATTTTGTCAACGCCACTTTCAGTTCCGCTTCTTTACTCTCAAAGAAAGAGTCATCTTCGTCCAGATCGTAGGTTCCTTGCGCTCTTCCCGGTTCTATTTTAACACTCAAATCAACCCCAACAATATCACGAAATTCTCCGTTAGACACCGCTTGGATATTAACTCCCGTCGCCCCATCCACCTCCGGAGCCCCACCTGGGGCCGAAAATCTAAACGTCGGGGCCGCAAAGATATTGAAGTTAAACCGTATCGGTATATCCGCCTCAATCAACCTCTTTAGTTTCTTGAAATAGGTCCCCGAAGCTTTCACCACCTTCTTATAAGACACCACGTACTCGCAGACTGGGAACTGATCCGCTAACTTCGACAGCACCTCCGCGTCAGTCTTGTGTTGCGGGTTCTTCCCCCGAGTCATCCCCAGGCTGGGCACTCCAAAACTCTCGAACAGCGCATCTCCGAGCTGCTTTGGACTGGTTATATCAAACTGGTATCCGATAATTCGGTGTATCTGATTCGCCAGCGCCTCACTCAGCTTTTCAAGTCTCTCAAGCTGGCTCAAAATATATTGCTTATTAAGCTCCATTCCTCCGTTATGCTCTATCTTCCTGACAATATCGATAAGCTCGTGATCAATCTTTAACGCAAAACTTTGTTCCCGACTAACCCAGTCGTATTTTTCCCTAATTCTAAGGGTAAAATCAGCATCAGCACAAGCGTAATCCACGCACCGCTTCGGCGACTTCGTCGAAATATCAAAATTCTTCGCCTTAATTTCCTCTGGTGTAAACAAATCCTCAAATCGGGTCATGTCTACGCCAAAATCCACCTTCGCAATATCCTTAAGCCCTTTACCCTTCCGATCCGGGTCTGCAAGATACACAAATTCCAACGTGTCCTCAAACTTCTCCGGTACCCATTTCGAAGCCACTTGCATAATATTTCGGTCATACTTAGCATTATGATAAATCACCGTGTATCCCTGATCTAACTTCTTCTGAACCAACCGCAATGCAAGCTCTTTCGGCAGATTATTCCCTATCTGGTGCCCAACGGGTACGTAAATCCCCGTTTCCGCTTCTAGACTAATTGAAAACCCCACGAGTTTAGCTTTTCTCGTATTAAGACCCGTCGTCTCAGTATCAAAAGCCATCCACTTATCAGGGTGATGGTACGAATCCAAATAAGCCCGTAGGTCCGTAAACGACTGCGCTAGTTCATATCCCATGATTATCTATATCTCCGAAATTAGTCGTGGCTAATTGAGTCATGGTAAAAGTCGTCTTACCTTCCGGGACATCCTGCGTCTTAATATAGTCCACATTCAACAGTCTTTTACCCCCTCCGCAATAAAACAATAGGGCAAACCAGTCCGCCTTATCACGCCCTTTCGTCCCAAACTTCCAGTAGTAAGGATCCCCCGACCTTGAATTTGACTTGTATCGATACCGTTTACTGGCCTTCACATTTACTCGCCCGAACTCCCCATCCTCAACATCATAATCCGCGGTGGGCAACATCAGATTTTTGTCTTCCACAATATGCGTTCCCCGAAGTCGGATGTAATCCAGTTCCGCCCGACGACCAAATCCCGTTGAAAAGTTCGTCGTAGACCAGTCCACGCATTCACTAAGATCGATATTCGCTTCCTCCGCCGCTTTTCTCACGTCAACCTCAGACACGCAAGCTAACCGTGCAAAAAGTCGCACTGATTTTAGACGTTTCAATTCCTTACGAAGGGTTATAGGGTCCACCCTACTTTTCATGGTTCGCCCCAGGTAAGTCCGGTAACTTGACGCGCTAATACCAAGGTACTTCGCCGCCTTTTGTATTGACCCGTGGTCCGCCAATAGCTCAAGCAGATCCTCTCTCGCTAGATTCCTCGCGTAAGTCGGTGGTCCCTTCAGTTCAAGCTCTTTCCAGAGTCGGTCAGCCTCTTTTCTTTCAAGACCAAGGTATATCATCCAGTTAGTCTTTGAACCAACCATCAATATAAGCTCTTGGTGTTCTTCCAGTCTTAAGTTTAGCATAATTCCTCCTCCATATCGTTATTATATCATATCACATTCACATTGTCAACACGTTTCCTCCATACCTGCATTCTTTTGTTTAATTCGTTCTCCTCAATTATTCCTCGTTCGTAAAGAAGACAAATTTTATCCAGCATTTCCCCAAGTTTAGCGTGCTCTTTAACCTCCATCCAATGTAACCCCTTAAGAGTATCTTCCCCACCCTTTCGAGCCCGCAACAAGGGTAAACGGTCTATCTTCCTCCGTGACCCGGCCCCCTCTCCCCATTTCTTCTCCACCTCTCGATGAGCATCCGCTCTCTTCATTTCATGATACTTCGCGTAGAACCCGACCATATCCAGGGTCAGTTCACAGGCAAAACAGTGGAAAAGTTGGGTGTCAATATAAAATCCCGAGCTAGGGTCAGTATCATGATGAAACGGACAGTGAATCATGAGCCTTCCCGTCCGCTCCTGGAAATTAATTCCCATATCCGTCAGTAATACCTCCGGTGTCATTATCTTTTACACCTCACCATCTTCTTTAGTCAAAATTTCAGGCTCTTCTTCACGTGTATTTTCATCCATCACAACACTATCTCATCTTCAGCCTCAACCGCCCCCGTCGGGGCATATCCGCTAACGGGCGCAAGCCCCGCCGTCAAATCAAACATTCTTCGAGAATCCGGCTCGATAAACACCGCCACCGGATCCGGGTCAACTTTACCCCATCTTGATTTCAACACCCCTATTTTCGGCTCCGAGGTTGCTTGCTCTTCCACTCCAAAGAACACATAAGTCACCACGTCCGCTTCTTTCTCCGCCGCATTATACTGTCCCAAAGCCGTGAGATCCATTCTTCCCCCTTCCGTAGCCGCTCTTTTGAATCCTTCCCGGTTAATCTGAAACGGGGTTGCCACCGCCAACCCGCCACCTCCATCAAACGCCATCGCAAATCGCTTCGCGTCCGCAATCGTCTCGTTTCGGGCCAACGTTGTATTCTCGCTCCGATATTTAGAGTCTAACGGTAGTCGGGTCAGGTAATCCATCCACATCATATCTACTTCTTCTTCCGCGTGCTCCCGCACCGTCCGTTGCATTATCGACCCAAACGTTGTAAATTCTCCGCTATCCACCACTCTTATTGACCCGTAGTTTTTATTATTCGCCAAGTCATCATTTACCAACTTGAAAAACATCTCCTGCGTTGGTTCAAGATTCCCCAAAAGTAGGCTAAACGTCGAAATCGGCTTCCCCTGGTTAGAGAACACCGGGTTTGCCGAGTGCATCGCCACTAACATTAATTTTATATCATCCGCCGGCATTTCTGACGAAAACAACAACGTGTTCCATCCCCCGTCCACCGACGCGTTCAAAATCATATTCATCATCATAGTCGATTTTAAGTGTCCCCCGAATCCAGCATGAATATAAAGTTGCTTCTTCCTAATTCCTGCGGTCGCCGAGTCGTAGAGTCCGTACCCCGTCGGCACCCCGTAAGTCTCCTGCGGGTTCTTTCGTCTTTTCTCGTATAACTCTACCAGCTCCTTTTGACTATCCTGTATTCGTGCTGGCATCCTCCCTTCCTGGTCAGCCGGTTTCCCTTCCGACTCCGCAAAAATAAATGCCAACGCCGCGTCCGTTCCCTTTATTTTAATTTTGTTGAGAGTTTCACCCGCGTTCGCTATTTTAATTCCTTGTTTCAGTGTTCGGGTCAAGCGTTCCGCCGCCTGCTGTTCCACCTCCGCTTCCAAAAGATCCTGGAACGATGCCCCCTCTAAAAATTGCTCCGTCAGGACCTCTTCCAGTACCATTACCTCTTCAACCTGGTTATCCTTTTCCAGTTGATTATAAACGCTCTGAAGTTGTGGAGCTTCCGCGTACTTCTGATAAAACTCCAGCAAGTAATCCAGCACCGCCTCATCTGCCTTCAACAGACTTACAAATCTACTACGCTCCACCCTCTTGTAGTTATCAGTTGCATTATCCTTCTCAGTGTCCGCTTCGTACACCAATCCGCGCAACACCGACTTCATTTTCGAACCTCCACCCTCGAAAAATTAGTTTTCAGTTCATCCGCAAGTTCAGGACTATATTTCTTCCACACGATATCAAAAGCTATCCCAAGTAGTACCCAGGTTGGTTTCAGAAGCAGTGCTCTTCTCCTCAACACTTGCAATATTAGTTCCGGTAGGTACTTATTTGGTGGATCCGCGAATCCCAGCAACAATACCAGAATATCTGGGTTTACCGCCTGGTTAACACTATCAAACGAGTCATCCTTCTCCAGGAAAATCTCCACCAATCGGTAAGCATCCATCGTCATGTGACTCTTTCCGCTTTCCGCCATGTCCAGTAGAACCCTCGCTATATGCGGACGCACCGTCAACAAGGGCCCCTCTATCAGGAGATCGTCACGAATTTTATCAGTCAGTTGGGTAGTCTCTCTCGGCTTCGGGCAATACATCGGCCCGAGCCGGCTCCGGTTAAGGCTCATCACCAAACAAGGACACCGTACCCACCGCCCGTTCTCCTGGTAGTGCCCATGTCGTCCGCACCTAGCATAATTAGGACAGTCTTCGTTTATCACACCACCTGCCTGCCTCCCACCATCGCGTTCCAAATATCCACCAAATCATTAGTTGACGCTTCTATCGTTTCCACATCACCCGTTACCGCTGCCCAAAGTTCCTGTTTCTTCATGATCACACCCAGGGTATAACTGTCGATCGACTGAGTCGAACCCGCCAGTTTCGCTACGTCCGGGTGTAATTTCGCTAACATTCGATAAGCTATCACCGTCCGATGTATCGAACCAGTCCTCTTTATCCTTCCGCACGTCTGCCGATATAGTCCGTACGACCAAGGCAGGTCATAAAAGAAAAGATGAGCCGCGTTTTGAAGGTTTAGTGCCTTCTGTAACGCTTTTGTTCCCAATAATACATTAATACCGTTACTGGTATCGCCCATGAATAACTTTCTAGCCTCGTCCCTTTGGGAAGCAGACTCTTTTCCGGTGATCCGCCGGTTTCTTATCCTACGCGTAGCCAACATTTCTTCAATACAGTCAATTGTCCCCCGCAACTTCGAGTACACTATCACTCTTTGTCCCGCAAGACTGTTCTCCAACATCTCCATCAACGCCAGCATCTTCATCGAATCTATGTCAAACCCTAGCAATCTCGGGTTATTCACCATTTGTTGAGTCAGGATCATCGACGGCAGGAGGTCTGGTGCTCTCACAGTCCCATCCGGCATCTGTATCAACCGGTCCATAGATTCCAGTACCTTCAACGAGTGTGCTTTCGTCATGGTAATCGGCAGGTCCTTCGTAATCAGGTCCGGCAGGTCCTGTTCCACCTCCGAATCATCCTGCAACCTTCCGTAGAACACATGCTGAATGGTGTCTCGAAAATGACCAAGGTTCTTATGTCCCTTCACTATTCTTATATTTCTCTTCACCTTCCTCATTATACAATAATTCTTCTCGAACTGTTTCCGTGACGGGAAAGTCCCCGGCGTCACAATTCGCATGATTCCGAAAGCTTCATCCAGCCGATTTTCTATAATTGTCGCCGTCAACCCGTAAGCCCTTGCGCAAGTTCCCCGGTATTGATTCACCATCTCAAACATCGTGGTGTGCAAAACGGTCGTCGGGTTCTTAAAGTAGTTCGGCTCGTCCGCCATCAGCACCCATCGTGATCCCATCCCCTCTCCAATATGTTTCGCATAATCGTATATCATACTATAGGTGGTCACGATCACATCAGCTCCGTGCTGACGGAATACTCTCGCCCTCGCTGACGGATCTTTATGTGTCTCAGAGTTAACAAGTTTCACCTTAATTCCCTTGGTCAACCAGTCAAACTCATCCACCCACTGCTGTAGGGCCGACTTCTCTGTCAGCACCAAAACTTTAGTTTCGGGTTTTGCCGCCTTAATATAGGTGTAAGCGTAGATTGACTCAAGGGTCTTCCCCAAACCCACGTCATCCCCGAGAATCATCCTCGGCCTCAGCAGCATCATCAGAATGCCACGTTTTTGATAGAGGTATGGTATATCCGGGTCTACAAGATAGGGGTTGGGTCGGAGCTTTATCTTCTTCGCTTTCCTGACCGAGTCTTCATCCATATCCTATAATACCCCGATTCTCCCTCACGTAGTATTCAGTTTATTTCTACTCCGGTGGTATTTCTCCGTATTGCTTTCTCATCTCATCGTCAATCTCCGGCCACGTGTAATTTGCTCTCACACCTTCCGAGTTATATTGCACGTGCACCGCATCCCGCCGCTTCCAGTAGAAACCCGCGGTTAACCCACGACCTCGCGCCACCTCCGCGTATATCTCGTACGCCTGGTAACCTGCTGCCCACACCGCCTTTCCCTGCTCGTTTATGGCAAAACAGTCCACCGCCTTTCCCCACTGGTGCCACGACTGCCCTGGTAGCGCGTTCGTCGCCCATCTTCCATGCTGGGGACCCACGTTCAACAGTACCTTTGCCAAGTATTCCGCCGCCTCGTGCACCAATCGATCCGCCGCCTTTCTAATCTCTACCGATGACCTCGACTGCCTCCAAAGTCGTGCTTGTTCCTCAATACTCCTCCGCGTGAAAAACGGCCTAATCTCATAACCTCGCTCCTTGACTTCAGCAATAATAGTTACAATATGTTCCTTAAATTCAGGTATTAAATCATCTAAATCTCTGCTCATTTCAGTTCCACCATGAAGAGTTGTTATCCTCTTCCCTTCTGTTAGGGTGCCGCGTCATACTATTTCTTCGTCGCTCACCCCGGAGTAAAAAATGAATATTTCCAAGTACACCTTTCTTTCCCTTCGTCATCGCTAATAACAACGCAAAAAGGTTAGGCGAACAAAGCGCCACAACCACCACGTAAGCTACTTCCACCCAAAGACTTCGATTAAGATCAATTACCACCACTGTCAATCCGGTCCCCATCCCCGCAAAAACCATCGCTATTGCCCGATGATATATGTTCAGCAGTTTTGTACGCCCAAAATCCCTACGTATCATCTTCACCGTTTGCACGGTAGACCAAGACAGGAGTAGTCCTACGGCGGCTGGCGCGATCCAGGGCCACAAATCGCTGACGATAATATTCAACAACTCTCGCATGCGTCGCCTCCAAAGTTTTCAGCACCTCCTCCGTTCTTAACGCAACAGCATTTGCAAGAGCTGAAGTCTCGCTCACCTGACTATCTATTTCTGCTGATCGTTCTTTTATTTCCCCCATCGCCCTGTCTAACCATAAAAGGTCAACCATGCTTGTCTTCATTCCCTTCTAAATCCTCACTTGTAACCAACAACATGAACGCCCTTAACCGCTCATCCAACTTCTGTATTCTTTTCATTTTTCGAAGCATATCCTCCATCTGCTGCTCACGCTTCCCCAGTATTATTAGTACGTCCTCCAAGCTCGCCGCTACCTTAGTAGTATCGTCAGCATGCGCCTTCACCGCAATTTTCATTTGATGCAGTTCTTTCCCCTGATTCCTTTCGACTTGCTTAATATCCTGCTGTATCCTACCATACATTTCCTCTATCAGGGTTTTACAAGTTTCTGCCTGTTCCTTCAGTAATTTCTCTACATCTCTAGGTACCTGACCCACTGATCAATTCCCTCTTTATTCAGTTCCTGCCTCCATCGCCTCATTCCCGTTCAAAATACATCATACCCCCTTATATTCTATAACAGAGCTACTACCTTTGCCCTCAACTCACATATTGACAATCACAACATTACGCCCGCCCTCGGACACGAAAGCTGGACGCAGGATGTAAAGGGTGTAATCGAGCGGATCGTCCATGTCAGCGAACAGTTCCGGCGGCAATAAAACGCCCCACGGTTGTGCAGCAAACTCCGCATGCTCTAAATCCGACAAGTCACGATTCCAAATTGCCCACGCGTAGACGCCGCCCGTGTACTCCATCGCCGTGTCAGTGCTCGCGCCGATGTGGCCGAACACCGTGCCCGCGGCATCAAGGACGCCGCCTGTACCGCCAGTCGTCGGCACTGCCTGACGAATACCATTAACCCACAACGTCGCATCGGTGCTGCTGCGAATAGTGACAGCATAGACCTTCGGCGTGCTGAGGGTGATCACCGAAGCCCAGGTGAACGTGCGTTCGTCAGCCGAGGTCGCGCCGCCGCCGTCGCCGAAGCTGGCGATCACATCGAGCGCCGCCGCCGTCGTGTCAATACGCAACGCCGCGCCCCGGTATGCCGAGCCGTCGTCAGCCCAATCGTGCGTCTGGAGTGCCAGGCCATCCTCCCCGCCATCGGCGGGGCTCAACACAGCGGCCAGCGTCAACGGCAACGCGAGGTCAGCGTGCTCGGGGTTGCTGAGATCGAAGCTCGGCGTAACTCCTGCGAGGTCAAGGTAGCGCAAACCATTCTGGTCATCTTTCCACGTGACGTTGTTCGCACCGATCGTGTAGCGCCGCGTGGCGAGGTCGAGCGGATCGCCCGCACCCTCAGTCATAGGGCCGTAGGACAGGAGCTGGTGCGTCAGCGGGTGGGCACGGTCGAGTGCAATAGTCATGTCGGCTTGAACCAGGCGGGTAATGCCGAAGGGTCGAGCAGCGGCAGCGGTAATGAAGCCGGTCCGATCTCAATTTGTCGCTCAGGATCGCCGAGAAAAATCTGCCAAGGATTATTAGCTAGGTCAGCATGCTCCTGTGGTGAAAGCGGGCGCGCCCATATCGCGTAGAAGTAATAATTACCAAGCGCATCTCCGTTCGTCGATCCAATACGTCCGAACTTATTAGACGGATAACCGATGTTACCGCCCGAGCCGCTTGTCGTACCCGCAGCAGCCTTAACCCCGTCCACGTAGAGATCCGCGACCATCACTTGCCCAGCACCCGCCTTGAAGCATGTATATGAATACATCGCCGGTATATCAAGGTTCATTACATTAGCCCAATTGATCGAGCGTATGTCGGCGCTAGTAGCTCCGGTATTGTCGCCTATGTGCGCCTCTACATCTTCATTCGCACCAGTAGTAATCAGAGCAATGACTGCCCCCGAAAAATTACTAATTTCATCACTGAAGTCGCCGGTCTGAATATTAGAAATTCCATAGTCGCCATCTGGCGCGCTAATTAAAAGTGCCATCGAGTACGGCGGTCGAATATCGACCAACGAAGGGTCATTCAACTCGTAATGTGGCGCCACACCCGTGCCATCATAGTTGACCTGACCATTCTCAGTATCATCCCACGCAAAATTCGTGTCGCCCGTCGAGAAGCGATTAGATACCGAGTTGAATGCAGGACCAACACCTTGCGCAAAAGCACTGCATGACATCAATCGATGCGTGAGCGGATTTGACCAGTCAATATGCACGCTCTGGCCGTGCGCGGGCGGTGCGTCGTAACCCCGCGCAATGTACGGAAAGAACGGTCGATCAATAACAGCTCCGAGCGTAATAAGGTTGTTCAACTTCTCACGCCATGCAGCAAAACGCTCCTGGCTGGCAATAGCACGCACCTCATCCGTACCCAACGAACGGTTATAGACGCGCACGTCCATGATACGCCCATCGTACTCTAACCCGTCACGACGCTGCCCGACGTAAAGGCGATCAGACCCCGAAACAATACTGTCACCCGAGGCGTTAGTTGCCGTCCAGACACGCCCGTTACCGATGGAGTAGAGTGCAGAATCCGTACCTTTATGCGTGATAGTAAGGTGTTGCCACACGCTGTTCTCAACACCCGGGTTGCGCAGGACCTGATTATTACCGTTCATCAACCAACGGACCTGCTCACTCGGAAAGTCAATGACGATCAAACCGTGGTCATTAAGACCGCCTGCAAGCGTCGTGGCGCACAAGATAGTGTCTATGCTCGCCCCGGCGTCAGGGCGCACCCATGCCATCCAGGTCAACTCGCCGACACCCGACTGATCAAGCGGGTAGAAGCCAAGCGACGAGTAGCGGATACTCTCGTCGGTGCCGTTGAGCTGAAGACTATGGCTATTGAACTCGCCCGATTCGCTCGTAACCCAGTTCGAGTCGTCTACCCCCGTCAGGAGCAGCGATTGTCGGTCGAGCCCGTTAACGTACTCAGTCGCGTCATTCTCGTTAAAGAACGGCGCGGCAAACACTAACCCCTTCGTCGACCAGTGCGACCAGTCGATCTCCAACTCGCCAGTTGGCGGGCGCATCCACCGTCTGTGACTCGGAATGACAAGACTCGTCACGGCTCAGGCGCTTGTGAAAGTGATACCGTCGTACTTGATCGCAGCAACACCCTGTGACGAATTCAGTGCAATGTCAGTGGCGTTCTTGACCACGATTCCCCAACGACTTGGAAGAACTCCGCCATAGGCAGCCGCAATCGAGAACGGCCCCCATTCAATCTCATTGTCATCGTCAGTCGCGGCCACGTCAATAACACCCAGACGTTGCAGCTGCAAGTAGCCAAGCACGCTCGACGATGCTGGTGTCGTACCCCAAGTAACAGTCGCATCACTACCATCAAGCCCGCCGCTATAATTCGTGCTAGCATCCCACGCTCCGTAAGCAAAAATGTCAAGCGTGCCGGCGACGGTGACCGCGCCGACCCGCGTCGAACCACCAACAAGCGCGTCAAGATATAAGTTCACGGTATTGTTGACAGCGGTACTCTGACGCCAACCATTGATAGCAAGACTTGCGAGCGTGATCGTGATATCATTACTACCGGCATATTTAACCTTTGATTCTGCCATGCTAACTTCCCCGAATTACGCGGCGTCGTACTTGATGCCCTGATAAGTGACGACGTTACCGCTAGTGTGCAACGCGACAGTCGACCCTGAGTCATTCCACTCAACGACGATGCCCCAATTATCAGGAATCGCGCCAAACGCCTTCTGCAGCGAGAACGGTCCCCATTCGAACGACTCCGTAGTCGCCGCATCGACAAATGCCGTACCAATATATTTGAGATTCTTGATCCCCGGCTGGCCCACAGCCGTACCGTAAACCGCATCCGTACCGGTGGCGCTGCCCGAAAACAGTCCTGTGCCAATACGCCCGTAAGCAAAGATACGTGCATAGGAGTCAGCGCCGACCGAAGCAGCGGCCTCCAGCGTGCCACTAATCAGCACCTCGACGAACTTGTTAGTCGTGTTGTCGACTGACGTGGACTCACGCACGCCTGCATCGGCGAGCGAATTAAGCGTGATCGTAATCGCTTGCGCAATGGTGCCATAATTGATAGTAGTCGTACTCATAGTCTGGTTCCTTTCAATGTGATGCCAATGTCAGCCAGCGTCGCATCAGCTGGCGACTCCGACAACACCCGCATTACGTCACCTGCGTTGTAGACCGTTTCGCTTGCCATTGTAAAGGTCGCAACCTGCGCCGATGCAGCGAAGTTAATGGTGCCGACGTTCGAAAACGACGCCGGACCGCCGATGGATCGCTGGATATCACCGACCCACGCCGAAGTCGCCGTCACGTTACTCGATCCCTGGCTGCCGGTCAGACCGGCAACGAACGTCACTGTACGGTCAAAAGTGTACATCAACAGGATCGCAGAAGCAATTGGCGTGCCGCTCGCGAAAAAACCAAGGTCAAACGGGAAGTTATCGCTAACAACACCCGGCACCTCTTCGATATCCGTGCCATCGCTCTTAATCCACGTGCGCACGCCATCAGCCACCGTAACACCAGTACCAGCAGCGGTCTTGAACACAAGGTCAAAAGTATTACCCATCGCGTTCTCAGCGATATGCATAATAGCTCGGTTCGGTAGGACAATGTTGCGTGCGGCAGTCAGATTAGCGCCCGTATCAGTGATTTTGAACGTAAGGTTCTCATCCTCATTAGCAACCAGCGTGTAATCAGCATCGCTCGCCATATCATGCACGAGCTCACCAGCGAGAAATCCGTCGAGCTTGTTAAGCGCCTCGTTAAACGTCACCTCGCGCGACGCTTGACTCGACGCCATGTGGGTAATGCCGAAGTTCGTAGTCGTCGTCATGACAGGCTCTCACTCGTCGTCGGCGGAAAAAGAGTAATGGTCGGCCCACCCGGAAGCTGGGGCGTTCCATAGACATTAGCAGCACAATGCCCGCACTTCTCAGCAAATGGTGCGTTACCTTTGTGACAGACCGGGCACTTCCAACCAAGCGGCACTTCTGGATAGGCCCCGTGCGACGGCAGGCAACTCTGGCAGCCCGCGGTTAATCCTCTTCCACACGTGCATATCATGCTTCAGTCATCTCCAAGTTGCGACGCTGGTGTGCAATCAGTGAGCAACGCGCGTCACAGTACACGTTCCGCACCTCGACACCGCCGTGCCTACCTATGTACCAGTACATCGGACCTTTGACAACAGCGCAACAAACACCGCAAATCGGTGCTGTATTTACGTACCGTTTGATAAGGTACGGCGATGGTAAAGGCATCTGAAACATCACGCCCGCCCCCGCCCAGTAGCGACACTGAACCAGTGCACTTTCGGATCATTCTCGGTACGTGCCGCGCCAATACCCACATAACCAGCAGTCGGGATAGTATCATCAAACTCGTCGAATTCCCAATCACTCGGCTCTGGACGCCATACGGGCCAGAATTTGAAACGAATCGTCGAACCGATAACACTGAATCGTAAACGGTACTCCTGGTCATTCTGCCAGGTGAACACGACCGGTACACCAATATTGGTACCAAAACCCGAGCCTGCCGTAATCCGCGTTACACCAATCTCAGCATTATTCATGTTCAAGTAGAAAAACACGCCGTCCTCAGTCCCATCGCCGCCGGTCGCCCGCATCCACACCGTCATCAACTCTTCAACGTCACTCGCACCGTCACCGCCATTCGGTGTGAAACCCACGTATAACTCGCCATCAGCAACAAAGCCAATATCGTCCCAGCGCAGGATGTTACGGTCCGCTACCGTTGTCGTCTGGTCAAGACTCTGACCGCCGAGCGAGACAGCGTTAGTTTCGACACTCCACGACGCGGCACCCGCGTTAAACATCTCAGTCCAGTCAGTCGGCTGCGAGCCCGTCGAGTACTCGGAAAAGTCCGTAAAGAACGTATTGTTAATGTCATCAAGCCGGTAAAGGTAAGCGCGCGCCGGGAAACCTCGCCCGACATCCGCGGACATCTGGAACACATCAACAATAATCGTGTCCTGGTTCGCGCCAAAATCCGTCATCTGATTCGCCGAAGTATATTGCAGCGGCGACGCTACACCAGCAAGCGTGCGAACCTCGGTAAACGCCGCATCGTAAATCGCAACCTCATAGCTCTCACTCGCCTCACCCAACTCCGGACTAACCCCAAGCCCCCAGGTACCCGCAACGCGCGCGCGACGCACGAACCCGATGTCAATATTATCACTACCATCCCACGTGCCCGTAATATCAACCGGAGCATAGGGCTTAAGCTGTTGGAAATTATTAGTAAACACCGTAACCGGCGTCCGCTCCAGTGTTCGACCAATCGTCACCGAGCGGTACATCACGGCCACGCCATCGTCGGCGAGCGCGTCGGGAACAAAAACAACACTTTCAGGTGTCAATCGTACGAAGCGATCACCGACCATGACATCGTCAATAGTGGTCTCCGATCCGCGCCGCCCCCACAAGAAGTCACTCAGCGTGTAGCTACCATCACTGTTAAGCGTCGCCGTGGCAAACTGCCCGACAAGACCCTCACCAATTAAGAAACCATTGATATTACTCGTAATCAAGCTGTCCTCAGTCGTGCTAGTCAACACGCCACCTGAAATCAACTTAACTGTAAGACTCGACACACGATCAAACATGAACGGCAACACGTCAGCCCGGTTCGTCACCGCCGATACAACTCCATTAATGACCGGCGTCGTCGTCGAAACCAGCGCCTGCCAGGTCTCACCTCCGTCCTTGCTTTCGTACAACACGGCCCCCTTCCACGACTGAGAACCGTAACCCGACGCACCCCAGTAGAACCCCGCCCCTGTCAGACGCTCGTCAAAATCGGACAACAACGACGTGTCCATAAAAATATACTTAGTGGAGCTAAGCGCCGTCGGTCCCGGTGCGTCTACTGGATTATCAAAAGACGTGCCGCCGCCAAGCGCAACCTGGTTAAACGTTGCAACCTCCTGCGACACGCCTTCCATGTTAATAACACCAACGAGCTGCGTGTCAATCTGCGTAATCAGGACCTCGTGCGTAACGTTCGGCAGACTAATTGTAATTGGGTCGGACGGCGAAAGATCAATATGTTCCCAATGCGTCGCCCAGATCAGCCGTGTACGCTCAGTCCAGGCGTTATTAAACAACGTCTCGCATTTCGCCTTAGCAAGATTGTCATCATTAACAACCACTGGGGTATTAATCTGCACACGCTGCTCACTACGGGTCGCCTGACGCGTCGCGCGCTGCGTCTGCGCGCCATAATCACGGTCGCGACTAAGGTACGTGAGCGTCATCTCACGCGGCAGCTCCGCCTCCTGAGCACGCACGATAATAACAGTATCCTCCGAATCTTGCTGCCCACCGGAAAGGGTCGCTCCGAGGTCAGCTTCGGTCAACGTACGCACACTTACCTTACCACGCTTAGGAAATTTAAGCATGTAATCTTCTTCAACTCCATCGAAAAAGAACATCTGCCGGAGTGGCTCAATAACTTGACGTGCCGTCGCGGTGCGCTCAACAAGAAACCCATCCACCGTATCTGTTAACTCAGTAACATCAATATCGCCCGCTGTAAGCCCCGTGCGCAAGCACAGGTCCGAAACTATAGCCGACAATTGAACTGTACCAATAGTATCAGCAGGACAGATATAGATCTTGTTAACATCTTCAGTCGTGCCTCCCGCGCCTAGGACGTAGCACGGATCAAACGGGGAAAGCGTCAAAAACCCCTCAGCGCGACTGTGGGACACAGTGCGAATCAACGTACCGTCATCGGGATCGCGAATTTCCAAATCCAGTGTTGACGCACTTTGGAAAATCCACTCGTCAGTTAAAGGCATATAGGCGAACGCACCGTAACCTCCGGTCGACCCTGTAAACCACGTACTATTTGTCTCCGGATCGTTCACGTCAAATTGGCGTACGTCGACAGTGGTATTTGCGCCTACGATCCGTCGCCGCACCGGATCGTACCCCCACCGCGTGTTAATTGCGTTGCCGAGGTCGCCCCACGGCTGCATTGCTACCTGTGTCCCGTCACCCGACGTCGCTTCGATAGACTGGATTCTACGAACAAACACCTGAGTACCAGTGAACCCAGTAATGAACACGAGGTTCTCCTCGGTAATAGCAAACACATCACGGTATGATGTATCACCAATTGAGTTCAGTTGCACCGCTGAACTACCCGGGCGGCCAACACTATAGACGCGCGTGCCGAACACGTTATTAGCATCAAAGATCATAAACGTCTGCGCGTTAACGTTCGCGACTACGTGCCCGGGCCAAAAGAACGCGTTATCTGCGAGATTAACCGAACCAGTCTCAGTCAAAGTCTCCGCCTCGAACACGAAGAAATCAAGAGTCTGAAGATTCGACGGTCCGTTATGCGCAACACCGATAACCGGCGGCAGCAAGGAAGGAAGACCTGCTGGTGACGGCGGAGGAGTCGGCAAAAGCGCAACCGTCGTCCCACCCGCTCCCCCGAGACTCACACCTTCAGCACTGGTAAACGGACCCCGAAACAACTCATCCATAGTAGCAGGGTCAAAAGCTACCACTTCGCGTTCCGTCACCGAGTAGGCGATACCCGTGTTCGGATCGAGGAGAAGGTTCGTTGCCTTCTCGAAACCGGCTGACGCACCAGTCAGCACGTCAAGCGGCTCGGGGGCCAGGAAGCTCGGCGTACACGACTGACATACTTCCGCGGTAAAGTTCGGGATAACATTACCAAAGTGCTTGAGCTGGAAATCCTCGACAACAATATATGCAGTCGTACGATACGCGGGTACCTCGCCGACGCCCAAATCTGCTTCCATCGTCGGGTCGGGAAGTTGCGTCGCATCGCCAAGATAGAGCGTGAAGTTAACCGGGTTCCCCAGCTCGGAAATAAAATCCTTAGCGACCCCCGGCCCTTGGTCAATATCCGTCCCATAAATTTGCTTGGCATTCGCCCAGATCTTCGTGACCGATTCGATTGGCCCCTCGCAGAGCGAAAACGCGCAGGTAATCGAGTAGGTGAACGTCGTCACGTCCTGCGTCGTCGGACTACCTTTGCCGCCGCTCACCGACTCCGTCCGCTCGGTCTCCTCGATGCCCCCACCCCGAATCCAGATCATGTTACCGGGGATACGCACCGAACCGTAAATAATTCGCTTTACCTCGCCGTAGGTACTAGCCTGCACCCGCGTCTCTTGCAGGCGCGGCCCCGTGACTGGTGCAAGTTCCTCCGGGAACAGGAACCCGCCGATCATCGAGCCGAGTGTAAAGCCGAGCTGTGCGCCGCCCGGGCCCCCGTAGATGCCACCGATAATCGCGCCGACAACTCCGAAAGCTAGCCTACCCACGGCGCAGCGCCTTGAACCGCCAGGCTGCGCGAGCTTTCGCCCGGTACTGCGGTGTCAGTCGGTGCTCTACGACGCGACTGGTACCCTTCCCGCTCGCCGGACGCGCGTGAATAATGGTTCCTTGCTCGGTCAGCATCGCAAGGTGCGTCGGCTCAATGCCGTAAGTAATCCAAAGCCAGTCACCAGGGCGCGCGTCCTTAGCCGGCAGTCGATTCATGTGCTCAGCGATACCAGCGCCCATATTCTTCGAAATCGGACATGGCCCGTAGCGGTGTTCATCAAAGTCATTATCAGCAAAACCTGCCGCTTTGGCGACGGCGATCATGAGCCCGAGACAATCGACGGCACGCCCCTTGGTACGTCCCTGGTGCACAAATGGCGTACCAATCCAGGCACGGGCCTCGTCAATCATGACCTTGACCGCGTCGGTCACTGCCCGCCCACCTTCAGTATCGTGTCGGGTGCCGGCACGTAAGGGAAACCCTGGAAGTTGATGACATTGTCGAACTTGAACTTGCAATCGTTGAAGGTCTTCGCACAGCCGGTCTCAACCGTGAACGTATCGCCATTCGCAATGACAAACCCCATCGGCAGGAACAGCTCAAAGGCACCAATCTGACTACTCGACTTTACCTCCATGGAGAGTCCAGCGTTCGCTCCCGTAACCCACGTCACTACACCGTACTGCCACGATCCGGCATCGTTAATAGATTGCTCGATAGTGTAAGCATCGTCCACGTCGAAGTCATTATCCGTCCCATCAACAAGCGCAGAAGTCGTAATTTGCGTCTCGCTGTCAATCGTCACAACCGTGCCTGTCGATCCGTCCGTCGTGTTGCGTACCACGTTACCCACCTTAACGTTACTGGTCGCGATGAATGTCGCCTCCGAATCGGTGAGCACGGTCGCAGAATCAGCGACACCGGTGTGCGTGCCGGTAGCGATCTGCTTGCCCTCGGTGATAGCGTAGACATCACCCGTGTCCCAGTCATTCTCAACACCCCCAACCAACGTCGAGGTTGTCACCTGGATCTCGCTGTCAACCGAAACAACATTCCCTATTGAACCGTCAGTCGTGTTATTGACGACGTCACTAACCCCAACCCCGTCCGTCTGGAAGGTCGCGGTGCTATCGATGAGCAGCACGAGATCACTCGCTCCAGTCGTCGTACCCCGTGACGTGACACCCGCTCCATCGGCAACAAAATTCGCCCGATCTGTCACACTCGTGACTGTCCCAGGCTTGGTGAACGCGTCACGCGTCGTCCAACCAGCGCCGTCAACCGAGTACGCATCACCAACCGCAAACGCGTCAACTGTACCACCAGTAAGACCCGCGATCGTCAACTTCGTCTCACTGTTGACAACCAACACCGAGGCGGTCGATCCGTCCGTCGTATTACGCACCGTATCACCAACAATAACACCATCCGTCTGGAAAGTTGCCCCGGAGTCATTCACCGCCTGCGCCAAATCTATCGAGTACGTGTCACCCGTTTCCCACAGACGGTCAAAACCGCCAGCCAACACCTGAGTCTGTAAATTCGTCTCTCCAATAACAGTGATCACAGTAGCTTCTGACCCATCCGTTACATTGCGAATAACATCTCCCGCCCTAACTCCATGCTCTATAAAGGTCGCCGTCGTGTCGATCACCTCTGTATCAGAAGCTCCACCTGTCGTCGTTCCATCAGCAATGTCAGAGGTGGTACCGGTAGACAGCGCAGGTTCGTCCGTTACACCACCTATTGTTAAGTTCCACGCCGGCTCGGTCGCACCACTCAACCCAGCTCGCGTAGCAACAAACTGCCGCCCGTTGGCACTCGACGGACTAACTGACTGACCGAGCGCAATAGCACTCGAAGCCGGCCAGACACTCGGTGCAACAATAATTCCGCAACGTGGGTCGCTCAACTCAACCGGACAGTCAGCAGAATACTTCTCCCCAATGCCTTTCTGCAAATGCTGCGTCAACCCGCGCAACTCAACCGTCGCGGTAGCTCCTTTTGAAGTACCAACCTCACCAAGCCGACCCTTCATAATCTTTATATCGCCGTTCGTATCCGGGTCAGTATACTCAACAAGAAACAGTTTGAAGTCGGCATAGTCGTAAAGACCTGCAATCAATTCCGCCTCACTCAAGCCCGGACTGTCAATAAGTAGCGTCAGTTCAAGACCGTCAACTGCAAGATCATTACGCGCGACCGGGTCGCTCGCTTCGTGACCAACCGATGCTAGGTAAGTGTCACCGCCGAAAACTATATCTGCTGGGTGGTCCGTAAAACGATGGACAGTACCATTTTCTAGTATCATCTCAATACAGCTCGCCAACGTGGTCACATCAAGCGCGAGATGGGTTACCATACCTGCAGAAAGTGCTTTGGTCACCAGTACATCTCCATACGGAGCCCAATCACGTTATTCTTAGTTCCATCAGTTTCACCGAGGCATTTCCTAACTTAAAAGCCTCCAACTCTACCGCAATCTCATCATTATCAAATCTCACCGGTGTATCAAATTCTCCTCCCCAAGTCACTACTTGCGCAGCCGGTGGCGCCACCACAAATGTCACCAGTCCTGTATTAAGATCCACCGAATAATCAGCGGGGTCAAAACTTTCAACTCCATTCACCCCTATTAACAACGTTCCTGACACTATCTTAGTGATCGTTCTCGACGTCGTTTCTGATCCCAGCGTATAATTCTTCACAAGTTGAAATATTGTCGTGGATCCGTCTCCCGTGGCAAATTGCAAATCGTCAAAGGCATCCGAATTCGGGTCATCTGAACCAAGAGCTCGAAAATCTGAAAAGTCTTTGAATCTAAATCCGTGTGCTCGACCCTGGGCAGCATGAAAAAAATCTAACAGCGCATCTAATTGCTGCTGCGCCCGTATCGCATAAGAAACATCCGCTATCATTCTACCGTACGTCCAGTTAACATTTCTCTTCTCAAAACCGGACTTAGAAATCACCACGGTCGTATTAAACTGGGGTCCAAAAACCGACCCGTAGGATATGTCATCGGGGAATCGCGGGGACTCTATAAAAGCCATCAGCCGTCCCTTGTCATAGTTCTACGCACCGAATTCCCCACTGCAAGAGCTATCCGCGATTGTGATTGGGTATTAAAACTTCCTTGGACCGTAAAATTATTTTGCACCACCATTCTCGATCCCGACCTGGATTCCCCCTTCGGGGTAACTGTCACGCGTTCTCCCGGGGACGCTCTAAATTGCACAAGTTCACTATCTGGTCCACCTCCCCCTTGCACCAAAAACGAGCCCCCGTGCTGTAAACCCGTTGCAACGGGTCGGCCTCCGCCGAATCCTCCGACTCCTCCGAAAAAACTAGACGCCGCATCCGTAACAAATCCCAGAAAATCAAACCCACCCCCCGAACTAGCTGATCCTCCCGTCGTCGTCGCTGCCCCCGTAAAGAAAGTCCGCAGACTCTTCTCCAAAGGCTCCAACACCAGTATCTGCGTAAGCATATCGAATATTGCCTTCTCCAGGTTCTTAAACACATCCGACAATTTCTCTCCGTCAAAGATCGCCGCCTTAAACGCGTCAGTAAACGCTCCCGCCAGTCCAGCTCCCAGTGCTTTCGCTCTCTCATCCACCTCCCCGAACTTATTTTTCAGTCTATCAAGTGCCTTAGTGTACTCTTCTACCGTAAGAAACCCTTCCGCCTGCAAGAGGTTAAGTCGCTCGGTTCCCTCATTCAACAATTCCTGATTCGTCTTCGTATCTTTTATTAGCTTCTGTGCTTCCGCGTAGAGAGGATTCTGCATCCTTAACTTTTCCGTCGCCTGTTCCGAAAGTTGATTAGCCACTCCTTGACTAATCACTCCCTCATCAAGTGCTTTTTTATACTCCGCCAACTCCACATTAAGGAGTCGCTGGTCCATGGTAAATTTCCCTATTTTATCCTGTGCCGAATCTCGCACTTTTTTCAATTCGGCCTCCGCCGCCGCCGCTCTCTTATTAGCTTGCTCCAACCTGTTCTTTTCCACCACCAACGCCCTGATAGTCGCCGCCTCCGGCGACGCCTGATCTCCCGCTAATCCCACCCTCCCAAGTGCTGTCTGCACCTTCCTTTCTAGCTCCCCCACCACACTCAACAAACGTATCTCCTCCCTCAACTTATCCATCACCCCCTGTATCTTCTTTTGTCTCGTATCATCTATCGGACTAGGTTCCCCTTTCTCTTCTTCCTTCAACGGCTCCCTAATTTGCCTAAATATCTCCCTACGGAAATCTTCATTTTCCTTAAGTAACTCATCAAATCTCCTCACATCTTTATTAGCCTTTTCTAATTCCTTTATCAGTGGTACCATCGACGGTGGTAACCTTCTCCTATCTTGGGGAGGCCCAAATTCATCGAACGGCGAAGCGAACGGCCCTAATTTTTTTGCCAGTTCCGCGGCTTGAGTAGCTACAATCGCCCTCGCTCTCCGTAGTTCCACTTGCTCATCTTCTACCTTCTCAAAAATTTGCGCTTTAATCGCCCGTGTTCTCGCTTCATCTGCCTTCTTAGCCTCCTCTACCAATGGAGCCACTTCTTTCAGCAACTCTATTTGCCGCTTCACCGGGTCAATTCCTTCCTCCGTTGCCCGGTTCGCAGCGCTTATCGCCAATCCCAACAAAGTTATTACCGCAATCACCGCTCCAACAGGACCCAACAACCCCACCAGTGCACCTCCTATCCCCAAGGCAGCACCAGCCGGTGCAGCAACTCTCAATATCCCCAGTGCACCTCCTAAAGCCCTAAATGACGACGCAAGCGCTCCAAGCGGCCCTATCAACCGACCCGCCAAACTTAAAAACAATTTCCAAAACTTAGCTATTCCTGACGCAATCAAAACAAACCCTAAAGCTTCTATCGCAAACGCCAATACTTGAAACACTAGCGCTCCTTGCGTCGCCGGGTCCAACGTTCCTGCCATAGCTCTAATTACATTAGTAAATAAATCAACTAGTACCTTAAGAACTAAAGTCAGTCCTTTATCCCCCGCTGAAAGAATTAAAGACTCTATCGCCGACTGTAAATTTCTTATCGCCTGGTCAAGTGACACCGAAATAATGTTCACCATCGTTTCTAGTGCCCCATTAGTATCCTCAATAGCATCAGTGGCCTCAGTTAACTTAAGCAGCGCGTCTTTCTGCTTCACCAAAGCCAAAATCGCCGTACCGGCACGAGCTTCAAAAATAGCTGACGACTGCGCGATTGTAAGATTTTTCTCCGCAAGAAGGGATATAATCTGCACTATTGTCTTAGTCGTCGGGTCAAGATCTTTCAACTCAAGCCCCATGTCATGTAACGCTTTTTTCGCCGGGTTTGACGCCCGACTCAACTTCAGTAGGGCCTGCCGTAATCCCGTACCAGCAATAGACGCCTGCAAACCCGCATTACCAAGAATACCAATTGCCGCCGCTACCTCACGTACACCTCTTCCGGTAGTCGCCGCCGCCGGGGCTACGAATTTCATCGCCTCACCAAGTTGTCTAATATTCGTATTTGACGAAGTCGCCACCACCGCAAGTACATCCGCTATTTCCGCAGTCCTGGACGCTTCAAGACCAAATCCCGCCATGATATTAGTAACAATATCAGCCGATGTTCCAAGATCCAACATCCCCACCTGTGCGAGTCGAAGGGAAGGCTCAATAGAATCCATAATATCCCCAACGTTCTGACCCGCCTGCGCCAGAAACCGCATTCCTTCCGCCACTTGTCTTGCTGTAAACGGCGTAGTACCACCAAGTTCCCTCGCTTTCTTATTCAGACGCTCAAAATCCTCATCCGTCACCCCCTTGATAATCGCCCGGACATTCAACATCGCCGCCTCAAATTCGCGTATCGTATTAACAATTCCTCGGAAAATCTGGATCGCAAAGAATGCCGCAAATAAGGATCGTGTTGAAACAATAGTTTTCTTTAGACGTGTAAACGCAGTCTCAGTCTTCGTTACCGCGGCCGCCGCCTTCGTTCCAACTTTATCAAATCCCGCCCCAAACGCTGTTAACGTTTGGATAGCGCCTTTGGTCCTAAGAACGACGTCTATTTTGACCAGCTCTACCACGGTTACTACTCCTACCGGCTCCACCTATAGAGCCTTTCTTCGATTTCGCGTCTTCCTTCTCGTTCATGATCTTGATATACTCAAGATCAATTCTTTTCAGAACAAGAACATAGGCCTCACGATCCTCCTGCCGCTCTACTTGAAAAAGGTCTAGGTAGGCCTTGATCTCCGAAAGCGGTATCGGGCACGTTCCTCCAAAACCAGAGACTGGACGTGAAATACTGAGTAGCCAAAACGCTTCGAGATAAATTCTTGCATATTCATCCAATATCGGTCTCTTACCAAGGGTATCTGGTATCTTATTTTGTTCGCGTGCCAGCTTACGAAAGAAATCAAGTTTGCCGCCATATTCTATATCCCACTTGACGGCGCGGGTAAGTTTCCCATGTCGACCTCCATCATACTTAGACGGAAGTTATTCATGTTCTCCGCGTTACGAACAATGAAATTACGAAAATCCGGGTATTCCGTCATGAGCTCTATCGCTTTGTCCCGGGTAAAGGGTACGTTCTCCCCTTCGTCGGTGAGTCCTTTCCAATCAACCACGATAGTCTCAGCAAGAACCTGAATGAGAATCTTGTCCGCCGAATCATCATCCATCGTTCCCATCTCCACCGCTTGCCTGTAAGGCTCGATCTTCTTACGGAAATTTGCGCGGTAGATTGGGTTATTTAAGCGAGCAATCTTGACGTGTCCCCCTTCACCTATTTCGAACCACACGCCTCCCTTTTCAGCTTCCTTATCGGTCGCAAAGGTCTTCTTGATATCCATGGGTTTCTCCTAAGTCTTGCATATTAGATAGCCTCGGGCTAGTTTTCAATAATATCGATAATAATCACCGCGCTGGTCACCGTATCCCGCACCGCCGTCCACTCCAACGGCACAAGCACATCATCATTACCGCCCGGGGCAGTTGGATTACCATCCGAAAAGAATATCCTCGGGATGGTAAAATGCATCGCATTATTATTCGAGTCCGTGAGTCGAAACTTCAACGAGGACGCCGTATGATTCACGAACTTCTCCCAAAGCACCCTGTCTTCAAAGTAGGCCGTGATTGTCCCCGTAACATCAATAAACCCGTAGCCCACGTCAACCGGCGATTTTGATCCAATCTGCGGCTTCTCTCGCAAGTTGTTTGCAATCTCCATTTCTAGGGACTGCAGGGCTGTCGTCAGTAACGCACCTCCTTCCTCGATACTTCCTAGGTTAGTAGTCGCGTTAAGGGCGTCAGTAACACCCGCGGCAATCGTCGACCCCGCAACCGACGCGGCGGCCGGCACTCCTTCTTTACCCGTAAAGCTAATCGTTCCCGTCACTATTGAACCGGATTCCGCCGTCAACGACATCGTCCCTGCCCGCATACCTCGCCACGAACCGAACTCCGCCACGTCCACGAAAGACTTTTCAACGAGCAACGATTTCCGACCCACTCCGTTCTTAAGCCTTTTAGCTGAAATTGCCGAGGTTGCCGGCGCACTTTCTGTCACCAACGGGGTACCTACCACCGTCAGAGTCGACGCCGCTATCGCCGAAATTTCGTACACGGCGTTATTCGCCGAGTCCACAAACCCGGAAGTTCCGAAAAACTGTCCCACCACCAGGTTAAGGGTCGTAAAATCGAGAGTCGTGGTCGTAAACGTTGACGTGGTTCCCACCACCAAATCCGCGTCCGAACGGACTTTATTCGATTTAAAAATCGTCGTCCCCGCCGGTGTTTCATCCGTCAAATCGCTACCGCCCAACGCCGCCGTATCCACCACCAAGTCACCCGCCGTAACATTAGTAATTATAAACCGACCGTTGTTATCCGCATTAGCCAAAAATCCCGAAACCCAAACCTCCGCACCATCAACAAACTCCGTAAAAGTCCCGGCCGTCCCGTCATATTCGTTCGTCGCCGCTATCGCCGACACGTCACCCGCCGCAAACGTTTTCTCCAAAATGAACAGCGACTGATCCGCGAACACCGTTTCCAGTAGAACGTCCATATCCCGGAAAACAAGCTCGTAGTTGATATCACCCGAGGCGAGCGCCGCCACCTCCGAGAGGGTGTCTCGCATTCGATCTGACCGAATCACTTCCGAAACGACTGTCTCTTTCTCGTGTACGATTGACTCACCCGTCATCCTGACTTCGTACATCTTTGGAGCCAGCACCCCTGAACCCGGAGTTTCTCCCCAAGAGTCGTCCGCTTCTTGTGCAATAAATAAACTGACTCTGTTAGTATCAGCAGTAACTGGGGTAACCATTCACTTACTCCTAAATCGCTGGCTTCGTCAGCAATACGTTCCTAAAAAAAGGAGCCACTACGTTAACCTGGTACCAACCATTTTCCGTACCTATGCGTCTTTTGTAGGGCGTTCTAAAATTAATTTTCCCGCTACTCCCTTGTTCGAGTACTCGGTGTCTAAAAGCCTCAACAGCCGCGTCAGCATGTATATTTGCGAGACCACTGCCCAGACCCTCTTTTACAAACACCTGCACTATAACTACGCCAGGGAATCGGTATATCGCCGGGTTACGGAGTTCAATTATTTCCGCTTCTTGATTTACAATAGTTATCGAAACCCAAGCACTTTCCGTCTTCGGCTCAATCCAATTAATATTGTCGTACCGGATCTTCGTCGTCGAACCCCACTGCGTCGCAAAATGCGCCTCTATCGCTGCCCTTTCATCATCGTAGAAAGCCACTAATCCGCCCCAAACCTTATCGCCAACCCTGCTTTCGCCAAAGCTTCTTTCACGCTCGGCTGGTTCACCGTCGCTTCAACAAATCCCGCCGGTGCTTTCGTGCTCCTCCCATCATTCAACAGTCCGATGTACCGCACTCCGTTAGAGATGTGAATATCGTCTCCCAACTTAAAATTGTCAAGCCTAATTATCGGGTTACCCTCACCTCCCGGAACGTTATAACCCCGACCTCGATCTATAAACAACGCTTCGGTACTCACACTCCAAGAGTCGGCCGCTCTCCCTGTCCGCCTCGGTGTCGCCGCCGCCAGTTTCCGAGCTATGTCTACCGCTATCGCCTGCACAAAGGCCGTTGCACCACGCCGTGTTAAACTCATAACCTTCGGACCCAAAGTTTGGGGAGTTACTACTGCCATCAGGGTCTCCTTATTTCCAATATATAAAGTAACCCTCCCCCCGCTCTTTTCACCATTTGTATTTGCCAGATCCCAAACTCATCTATCACCCGATCATTAAGGGTAGGCTCAAAATTTATATCCCGCGGGTTAACTATTAGTTTCTTCTCGTGCGGTTGTTTCACGTCAAGCGCCCTCCCCGCTATCCTTCGGTCTTTTTCCTCCTCCGTGAATTCCAGAAATTTCACCCTCAACGAAAGAGACTGGATAAGAACCTCCGTCGCTTGCCCCGTCGTCGAGTCGTAAACTGGTTCCCCCGTGTACCTTTCATAGGTGATGCCGATAAGCACGCTATCCAGACTAAGAAACGTCTCATCAGTTGCCGCCTGTATCGCCTCCTTCAGTGTAGTCAAAGTGCCGCCCTAATCGTCAGCTTCTTATCACTGAGCCACTCAGACCCCTTCCGTTCCGCTATTGACCTTAACATCAGTTCCACAAACGTGAACCGGGTCCCCATCAGTTTTTGATCCATCGTCAGTTCCGACGAAGACGAAGTGTCAAACGCCACCGCCAGAGAGTCAGCCGAATATTGCTTCAGTGACCCCGAAGATTCACTCCGCGATATCAATCCCGTTGAAATTCGTCCCCACTCTAACGCAAGGATCGCCGTCGCTTCCTTAAGCTCCTCCGGTATGATTCCCTGCGCCAACAATATTCCCTTCGTGTTAAAATTCTTGGTCCGCGGCCATTGAAGTGCCTGAGTCGCCTTCAACACCGATCCGTAGAATCGAAAATTAAAATCAATATAATCCGTCGCGCTCGCCAGTGCGTACGGTTTCTCATCGGGAGACAGAGCTGTCCAACAAGTCAACTCTTTATGCTTATCAAGACGTATATCCACCTCCGCCACCGTCAGGTACGCGTTCGCGTTTGACAATCCAGTCCCGTCTTCCACCACCAACGTTAACGCCATCAGTCAAACTCCGTCTCTTTCACCACAAAACTACTTTCTTCCGCCCCAATCGCCGCTCCCGTCGCCGTCCATTTATAGGCGTACGCTCCTGTTTGCACCGCGGTATGGTCGTAGTGAAATTGCCCCACCGCATCGTTAATTACGTCTCCAGGATCTGCTAGTAGGGTTTTCGAGGTAACCGTTCCGTCCGGTTCCTTCACCTGTATCTGCAAATCTGTCGGATCAGTAGGCACCGTAGCCACTTTAATGACCACCGACAGTCGAACATCGTCTCCAATATCAAAAGTAGTTCCTGCTGGAGCAACCACTATTCACTCTCGCTTTCAGTTAAATCAAGGGTTGCCAATGGAGTCTCAGTCGTAGTCAATTCCGTAACAGGAGCTTCCAGAGTTTCAAGCGTAACTTCATTTTCTTTCATAACTGTCAGAAATAACTCAGCTATTTCACTAACACTCAATGTTAACATAGTTACAAAATCTATCGTAAGTCCTAACGTCGCTGTACCGTTCACACTGAGCTCAAGATTCGCTAATCTTCCAACACTAACGCCTAACCCATACCCCATTGTCACAATAGGAGTAACCGGCAGGCCAAACCCATTCGCAACAATACTCATTCAAATTTATCCCGACGCTCTGCACCTTGCCCTCTATATGGTACTGTACCCGCTGCGTCTTCCCATAGAGGTGCCGACTTGGTCTCCACGTCGTCCTTGTCGTAGCGCTGTGCCCTCCCGAGTACCGGATCAGTAATAAATCTGTTAAGCAGTAACTCAGCAATCTCATCCAATTCCAGACGCTGCACCAGTCCCGCCGACACGTCAGACTCAGTTTTAACCGTGATAAAGGTCGACGGTTCGATAGCGTTACCGAATCCGTCAATCTCATAAACATCCGAGGCATCCCAATCATTATCTGTGCCCCCTGTCAGCACCGAAGTCGTAATCGAAGTCTCCGAGTCAATCGATACGACCGTACCTGCCGAACCGTCAGTAATATTACGCACCCCCATACCAACTTCAATGCCAAACGAAACAAAGGCCGCCAACGAGTCATCGAGCGTCGTCGGCTGCTCGCTAGGCCCGGTGTGCGTACCAGTAGCATCATAAAACGTGACAAGATTGCCGTCAGTAGTCGCAGCAATTAAGGTAGTCGGTCCTCCACGATCTGCAAATTTCAACCGCACGTTCAAGAGCGTAACCGTGATCCCCACGATCTTGACCGGAGAAAGCGTCTGCTTGCCGCTCGCATCAATCAGTTTAGGTTCGCTCATACCCCGTACTGACTCTTCGAACACGCGCAGCGTATCAACAATATCTTGCATGTTGACTGTCAGTGAGGGCGCAGCGATCTCCACTATACGCGGCGATACGTTCCAATCCACCGTAAAATCGGTGCGTGTTGTCAATATCAGGCTCCAAGCCGTGCAAGCTCCGCGTCGCGTTGTTCGCACCTAACGCGAGCGTCCCTCAACTCCGCGATGCTATCATCCTCCTTCTGGAGTACATCGTCAACCCGCTTCAGAGCCTCACGGCTCTGAACAATCTGCTGCACCATCGCTGCCACATCATAGGGTGGAAACTCCCGGCGCAGCTTGGTGATGCGCGCCACATCCACGTCCGCGTCTAGACGCGCAATAAGCTTGTCGCGATACCGACATAAACTAATATGTCCGTTATACTCAGCAATACGCGCCTCCTCCTGACCACGCAGCAAGCGCATCTGATCTTTGTTACGACAACATTCCTCTATACGCGCAGTAAAATACTCAACCGGACCACGCGGGTAACGCGCCCGGATAACCATCTCCTTATTCTCTCGGTCAGTCACCAGGAACGCTGGTAACTGCTGCTTCGCGTTCGCACCCGCTGCCAGCGGCAACTCATCTAATCGCTGACCTCCAATACGAATACTATCAACACCGTGCTCAATGTCTTTCGCCATTAACCCTCCTACACCGCAATCGTATCAGGCGTGCGCACGGTGGTGACGGTCACCGCGTTGTCCTGCTGGAGCTGGTTGAGGGTGAACGGAATGATGTTCTTACCGTTGCGCACATTGACCACCATCGTAAAATCGTTGCTGGTACTCTTGATGAACTGGTTATTGACCGACGCACCCGACGACTCCGCGTCGATGTAGGTGATATAGATCCCGTCGTCGGCACCGTAGTCGGCCGGCGTCGCCGTGTGGTCGCCACCGATCAGGTAGTTGATCTGGAACGTGTCACCTGTGGTGAAGGTGTCGCCTGTGCCGAACAGCTTCTTGAGCACGAGGTTGTTCGCGTCCGTCACCGCCGTGATCTCGTATACGTCGCCGCCGTTAGTGACGTTACGCACGAGCATTCCAACCTCTGGGACGGTGCCGGTGGTCCAACTTGCCGCCGCGTCAACGAGCGCGGTATCGCTCGTCCCGGCATCCGCCGTCCCGGTAAAGTCCGCCTCGTTCGTCAGCGTGAAGATCCCCGGCGTGCCGAGCGTCCTCGCCGAGTAGTGGTACAGGTGCTCCTCTTTCTGCCCGATGTCAATGATGCGCAGCGTCCCCGACGCCGGCACGTCCTCACTGACAGTAATCGCGCCGTCGACCCGCACTTCGAGATCGCCGAGTCGATTGAACGACGCCGCCGGCGTCACCAGTCCCCAGATACCCGACACGTCCTTCTCGATGATCCCCGCCGTGGCACTCTGCTGCGCCGCAAGAGTCCGATCACCTGAGATCAGGTTCGCCACAGTAAACGAGATAGTATTCGGCGGGCTGTTCTGCACGCCAAGATCGTCAGTGAGGATATACGCCTGCGTATCAGCGCTCGCCGGATTTATAAACACCACACCACGCGCACCGAATATCTGCGTACCGGTGAAGGTACCAAGCGGCGATGCCTTGACACTGGCGATAGCCTGAAAACCGAGCGTGCCGCCAGAATCCAGCGTCACATCCTCAGTACCGCCCTCATCCTCAACCACGTCGTTATTAGCCAGCGCATCAAGCGAGGTCTGCTGGTCAGTAACAGTAATATAGTCATCTACGTTAATAACGTTACGCGAGAGTAATCGCGCGGTCCATGTCGAACCGCCAGTCACAGTAAACAGATCCTCGCCCGAACCAAGCACACCCGTGAAAGCATCGAACTCAAACAACCCCTCCAAGCCCCTGTAGGACTCACCGGGGATGTTGGTGCCCACGCCGAGGAATCCGGCCTCGTCGGTGCCGCGCTTGGTGCGGTGTTTATAGATCCGGCGAGCGCTGATACGCAGGCGTATATCCTC